CCACACTGTTTAAGGCAATCCAAATCATGCAGATTTCAGCATCCTTTTCATTTTGGGGGTCAAAAGCTTTAAGGTCTATTGTGTTCATAGTAAGCCTCCAGACATATAAGTCATAAAATCATCTTGCTTTGTGATGACGCCATTTGAATATTGATAGATGCCGTGCAGCTCCATGCCCTCACGTTTCTTTTTACAAACGTGAATCATGTCACCGTCTTTTAAACTGTCTGGAAATACGGAAAGGGTGTGGGCTAAAGCGGGCCCAATATCAGAAATTTTGTTTGCTTTGGAATAGATAGAAAAGCCGCTGCTGCGCTGCTTTGGGATTGCATACCAATAAGTCATGCTCATCTC